AAACTTTAGGTCAGGCTGCCATTAATGTGTTAAATCAACTGAAAAGAAAGCTAATTGAAGTTGCAATGCAACAAGCAGTTTCTGGCATAGGTAACTTTTTAGGAAATGCTTTAGGCAGTTTATTTACAGGTGGTTTTGGTGGTGGCTTTAGAACTATGGGAGGTAAATCTTTAACAACTGCCTCTGGAACAAATATTGGAAAAGTTGGCTTTATGCCATCAAATCCAGCTTTCAGAGGAGCAAAAGCCAATGGTGGACCTGTGATGGCTGGTGGTTCTTATCTTGTAGGAGAAAGAGGGCCAGAGCTTTTCACTCCTAGAAGTTCTGGTACAATTACGGCAAATGAAAAACTTGGTGGCAGCACAGTTAACAACATGATTACAGTAAATGTAGATGCCTCTGGAAGCACAGTTGAAGGGAACGAAGGGCAAGCCAACTCATTTGGTCAAGCTTTGGGTGCTGCTATACAGGCAGAACTGATCGCTCAAAAACGTGCTGGAGGGCTTTTATCTAACGCATAGTCATGGCAGCATTTCCAACTACAGTAAAACCTATCTATGGCATGACAAAAAGAAGTCAGCCCAATATTACAACTATCCGTTTTGCAGATGGTTTTGAACAAAGGCAGCTTATAGGAATAGCAGCACATCAAAATCCAAAAATTTATAATTTAACTTTTGCAAATATCACTGAAGCTCAAAGTGATGAGATTACATATTTTCTGAATGAACGTGCATTAGATCAGGCATCTTTTACATTTACACCAGAAGGTGAAACATCCACAAAAACAGGGACATATTCCCAGAGTGGGACTACGATTACAATTTCTATTACAGCACATCAATTATTTGCAAATGATTCTATAACTGTAGATTTTACATCTGGCACTGCATCTGATGGTACATTTTCTGTCGTTTCTTTAACTGATGCAAATACTTTTGTAATTACTGCTGGAAGTAGTGCAACGACTTCTGGAAACGTATCCGTAATAAAATCAGGAACATCAAATTTTGTTTGTCAAAGATGGCAAAAAACAATTACTTATAATGGTAGAGCTACAATAAACGCAACATTTAGAGAGGTATTTGAACCATAATGGCAATACCTACTGAGGAATTACAAAAAGCAAACCCAAGTGCAAAGATAGAATTATTTGAAATTCATTTAGTTGCTGCACTGCATGGAAGTTCTAATGTTAGTAGGTTTCATAA